GGGAGAATAAATATAAATGAAAAATATATCTAACTCATATTCACAACAATACAGTAAAAAGGTAAGTATGTTATCTCAACAAACTGGTAAGAAAAAAAAGAAAAAGAAATATAAGAAGAAAAAGTAATGGCTCGTCAAAAATTTACACACTTTGTACCTAGAGAAAAACCTAAGAAAAGAAAAGGTGTGCATAAAAAAACTCAAAATAAAAATGAAAAAAGACAAAAAAAACAAACAAGATATAAAGGTCAAGGTAGATAATGATGGAGTGTGCCTATATGAATTATTATTTTACAGCTACATTAATTATTTTATTTGTACTTCTTGCCTTTTTTGGAGGACCACCTAGATGAAAGTAAGTGAAAACACATCTGTTGCTATGCCAATCAAAAATATGATTGGAATTATTATTGGTGTTGCTATGGGTATATTTGCATATACAGAATTAACTTCAAGAATACAAAGTCTTGAGACATCAAGAGAATTATTCCAAGCTGATCTACTTAAAAAATCTGAACAAAAACCTACAGACCAAGAACAATTCATGCTTTTGGAACATATAGCAGAACAAGTAGAAAATATCCAAGCAGAGATGGAAACTATGAGAAACAACAATGTCAATATTAAATACGCAATGAAAGACATTGAAAAAATTAAAGAACAACTAGAAATTATTAAAGATAAAGTAAGAGCAAATGGAAGTTACTAATGGTTGAAACAGTTGTAGCTTTGTTATTAGTAATTAATTCTGAAATTAAAGAAGCTCGTATTCAACAAGATTTAAGTACCTGTCTTAAGGGTAAGCGTCTAGCAATGCGTGAAGTAAAGAATGACAACATTGTTTATCAATGTATTAAAACAAAAGCAGAGTTAGAAAAAAATATTGATGGATCTTTTTCAATAAAAAAGTTAATAATTAAATAATGACTATAAGAAGAACTACTAAAGGTAAGAACGCAAACTATAGACCCACAAAGTCTGGAGCTGGTATGACCGCTAAAGGTGTTCGAGCATATAGAAGAGCAAATCCTGGTAGTAAATTAAAGACAGCAGTAACTGGCAAAGTAAAACCAGGATCTAAAGCTGCTAAAAGAAGAAAAAGTTATTGTGCTAGATCATTAGGTCAGTTAAAAAGATCGTCAGCTAAAACTAGGAATAATCCTAATTCTAGAATAAGACAAGCAAGAAGAAGATGGAAATGTTAGATAAAGTTATATACAAAATTTGTGATTGGATTGACAATCAATTTAAAAAAGTAGAAGATATTTTCACTATGGATTTTACTAACTTTAGTAAAAGAAATAAAAAAAAGTGTAAGTGTGGTAAGAAAAAGTAAGGCGACCACTTCTGATCGCCTTAAATTAATTAAATTTCAAAAAACTCTTTCCAATTTTTATTAATAGACCACCAATCATTATGACCAACAATAAAGGCATAAGGTGCGTGTCTTGTTTTGGATGGTTTTTCTTGAATGCTTTCTCTTACTGCTAACTCACATTCTTTTTGAGACTCTTCTTGAGTTTTACCTTTTCCCCAAGCATGAGATAATCCTCTTCTTCCTATTGCATAGCAAAGAAAGAAATCATTATCTTTTTTATTTTTCATTTTTACCTTTCTATTTGTTTATAATTTATTGTATACGATTTGGATATTTAATTCAATAACCAATTTGGCTACATAGTGTCGCAGATTTTGTTGTATTCTTACAACACCTGTTGTATTCTTGCAACAAAAAATGAAAAGAAAAAAAACTTGGAACAAATCAAAAGTAAGGGAGTTCATCTGTGGATATTGTAAATGGTGTAAGAAAGAACTATTAAATACTATGGGTGGATGGATCATAACAAATAAAAGAGAATACTTTTGCCATGATGGTAAAGATGGCAGTTGCTTTGACAAATACTGTGTGGTAAAAATGAAACAACAACAGGAGAATAACTATGTACGGAAAGTCTAAAGGTAAAAGTAAGCTAACAGCTAAACAAAAAACTTTACCAAAATTCTTACAAAATAAAATTAAAAAATCTAAAAAGAGGAAGAAGTAATGAAAAAAGGTTATCATAAAACTAAGTCTGGTAAAACAGCTCGTAAAGGTTTGTACTATAATATCAACAAGCGTAAGAAAGCTGGTACATCAAGAACCAAAAAGAAATCTACTATTAGTTCTAAGGCTTATAGAAATATGAAGTCTGGATTTAAAAAATAATTATTCTTTTAATAATTATATAACAATTAGCACAGTAGTATATTTTTTTCTCTACGATAACTGCATCCTTTTTGCATTTACAACACTTGTGCATTAGTTAATAAGTTTTTCAAACTCTTGCCATAATGATTGCTCTGGCGACCAAAATCTTTTCTGTTGTCTTTTCATTTCAATAGAATGTAGAACTGTAGTATGATCTTGTCCAAAATATTTACCTATATCTGTTAGGTTCATGTGATATTTTTCATACAATAAATTATGGATTACATTTCTAGCTCTGACTATATCTGAGGTCCTACTCTTATTCATTAAAGTTTCTTTGTGTACTTCAAAATGTATGCACACTTTATTAATAATACTTTGAACATCAGATGGTTTAGGTTTTGTAATCTTGTAACCAATAATCTTTTTTACATTACTGTCTTGTATCTTTTCTTTTTGCAAGACATTTGCTGCATATAAAAATCCTTCCGAGAACCCTACCTCATATAATCTTTCTTCTTGGTTCGTAAGAAGGTAAAATGCTTTCTTAACTTTGTATATAAAATTATTTTGGTCTAAGTGTTTGATGTGTTTATTATAATGTGTGCTTACATTTATAGTCATAGATCCCCTACAGATTTCTTTGTTTTTTTTATCAATGTAAATTAATGAGTGTTATGCTCTCATTAATTCTTCTTTTGCCTTCTCTATTTTCCAAATAAGTCTATAAGAATCTTTTTGATACTTATTTACTTTCCTCTTGGCTTCTAGGAACTTCTCATGTTTCTTCTGTTGAAGATCCCTGTACTTTTGAAGGCGAGTTTTTAACTCGTTCATCTTTCTCCTTTTTCACTTTAGTAAAGTCTAATTTAATATTCTCAACTTTACATTCTACATACTCACCCTGTGCGTTGGGGTCGGCAGCTTTCTCCACTTCATCAAATCTTTCAACCAGTTGAAAACTAGCTTCGCCAGATTTAATTCTTAAATACTTAGTCATTTTTATCTCTTTTGTCTATATCTTTTTTGTGTAGATTAAATGTCATATCATTGTAGATAGATAGATCATGGTAGTTATCTGCCTTATAACCCTTGGTACTTCTAAACAATTTAAGTGTCATCATGATTTGTCCTACTTGATATGGTCTTAGTTTTTTCTTTAAGTTATCTGCTAATATTAAAGTAAATAGATCAGCAAGTATAGTAAAATTGTATTGGTAATCCCCATAATCTTTTTGACGATCACTAACTATTTTCTTTTTAATCTCTTTATCTATGTCTGTTATCTTCATAAGGTTTAAAGGCGTGGCAAGGAAAAAACAATTAAGGGAGCCTTAGCAAAGAAAGGAAAGATGCTAATATGATTGACCCAAAAAAACCTCGCCACACCATTGAACTACAATTCTAAATTAGTAGTTGTAGTTAGTTTTATTATATGCTGATCCTTGACCTTTTGCAAACCTGTTATTGTTAGGTGCAAAAGATGACTGCTGTCCTCTCGGCTTGGCAGGTGCTGAACCAGTATTTGATGGTGTAAGGACTACATTGATAATGCCTGTAGGATTACCTTGTTCATCCATATCATCAAATCCTGCTTGGTTGTACCAATTTTCTCCAATTTTTACACCTATTCGCCAGGTTTTACCCTCTGGTGATTTTGGATTAATAGGTGCAACAAAACTTGGTCTGTTGTCTCCTGCTTGTTTGTCTTGGTTATGTGTAAGTTTTATATATATCTTATCACTCATATTATATTACTCCTTGTTGGTTTAGTTTAGTTTCATGTGTTTCATACAAATCTGTGATCTGTCTGTACACACGAACATTATTATTAGGATCAAATAAGCCAGGATTTTCTTTTCTAAATTTCCTAAGAGCATAAATATCATTAATAGATTTTATAACATCTCTTACTTGATTCATATCAATGTCCATATCGACATTGGCATGAGCTGTACCACTTGGTTTTTGTTGTGGAATTTTTTTTGGTTGAGGTTGTGAAAAAGGTTTTGCTCCACTCTCTCTAGTGCTTTCTTTAACATTGTTTGTTCGAGTAGAGAAAGGACTAGCTTTGTAACCATCATCATTATCTAAACCTGTTTTTAAATTAAGTGCATTTAAGAAAGCATATTTCTTAGCATAAGACATACCATTACCAGTACCAAACTTATCTAAGTTTCCCATTGCAGAACATCCTTCAATATCAACATGACTTGTAGGATCTTCGATGTCATGTATTCTCATCGAACAAGTAACCATGATAAAAGTTTCTTTAACATAGTTAGTGTAAGTACAGATAGGATATAATCCATTGTTTAGTAATGACTCCATCGCCACCTTCTGCACCTCATCGTGCTGCAAAGGATTGAAGTGCATACCAGGAACTTTCTTTCCTTTTGCTACACCTCCTGCTTCACAAGCTGCTTTATGTAATTTTTGATATATGTTTAGTTTCATTTTTTCTCCTTTAGTTTATTTTTTTATATCTTATTCTTTTTAAATAAGATTCTTTATCACATACTCTATAAGCAACTCTATCAATAGGTTCTTGATATTGATGTTCTCTTCTTTTGCTTACAAACATACCAGAACTAGAACCAATAGAATTTAATCTTTTTATTGATTTTTTTTCAGTATTTTTTCTTTGCCAATATGCGATCATTTCTTTTGCTTTAATTATTTCTTGTTTATTTTTTTCTATTAAAGCTCTTGAGTTAGATAAAAATTCAGATGTTCCTTTAGTTAAAATAAATTCAATTTGTTTTAACAAATTATTATTTTCCCTTTCTAAATCTTTAACTTGTTGTTGGTACTCTTTTTGTCCTTTCATGCGTCTAACCCCCATAGTTTTTTGATTTGTTTTTTTTGATCGTCTATTAAATCCCTATAATAAAAAGGGTGATTTAATTCTGGTGGTTCTGCAAAGTGTGCTAACTTCTCTAAGTTACCTTCACAGAAAACAATTAACTCTTCCCATGACTTTAATCTTTGGGTCATAAGATTGTATTGTTCTTTTAAATAATCTGGTTTTAACATATCATGCGTGTCATCAAAGATTGTATATTCATTTTCATTTACATAAAACAAAAAAGGTTTTTTTTGTGTGCAATGATAGTAGAACGCAACTTGTGAAATGTGCATTGGGTCTGGATCGTTAGGTAGCTGCGTTGTTGCCATGTAGTATTCATCCTTACCTCTTTTTTTCTTTATGGTAACAGGCTTAGTCTTAGCTTCCCCTATGATGTCATTGCTTTCATAATCTATACGACCAATAATATCATGGATCATGTCTTTGCTTTTGCTTGACACATATCTTTCAGCTACTAACTTTTTATTACCAAATATTTCTTTGACACATTTTTTCATGTTCTCGATTGTTGGATGTGCAAAACTAACCATCATCTCTCTTGCAAGTTTATCTTTGTCATCTACTGGTGGACTATCTTTATCTATTGCGTCTAACTCTTGCTGAAATATATCGTCATAATTTTTGTTCTCTAATGTAATCTTCTTATCGCCTTGATATAAAACTTCACAGGTTAATCTTTGAGCTGTGTTGTTGACTAGGTTTCCAAATGGTGCTTTGTATCTTATCTTAAAAGTTCTTCTTAACTTTTGTGGTAAAGAATAATTACAAATTAATTTTGTAAAGTTTTGTGAGCTGCTTGGCGACCAATGATCTAATCCTTCGCCACCATTAAAATTAATAAAATGTTTTTTTAATTGTTCTTTTATAATCATATTTCCTTTCGTTTTTTAAATAGTTATACAGATAAATTTTTGCTTGTCAAACAGTTTATATGCTATATATACAACCTAAAAGGATAATAAAACAAAGGAGAAATATGAAGCTCAGCGAGTATAGAAAAAAAGAAAAAATATCTCATTACGAATTAGGTAGGAGATTAAACTTAACAGGAATAAACCCAGCGACAAATGTTCAACGATGGTGTTTAGAGTCAAAAGAAAAAAGATTTCCTAAACCAAACATGGTTAAAAAAATTTTAGAAGTAACTAAAGGTAAAGTAACTTTACAAGATTTATATCAAGCATGGTGGGATTATGAAGAAGGCAAATAAGTTTCCATACAAAAGAGTTAAAATATATTGGGTTGATATTGTATCTAACTCTGAATGGATGACACTTGAGAAAGCAAAAGATCAAGTTTATTCTTGGTGTGAAGATACAGGTTATTTATTATATAAGGACCAAAAGAGACTTATCATATTTGCATCGCATAGCTTTGATGATGATGGAACATTAACAGTTGGCAACACTACAGTATATCCAAGATCAGTAGTTAAAAAAATAGAAGTATTAAAATGACTTACGAGGGTATATTTGATGAGGTTGAGTGTAAGCAAGAATTAAAACGAGCTAAGAAATATATAAAAAAACAAGAAAATATAATTTTAGCTTTAGAGATGGAAATTGAAGCTAAAGAATACGAAATAAAACTATTGAAAGATAAAAAATAATGGCACGTTGGACCTACGCTAAATCTCACTTTGTTCAATTTAGAGGTATTAATTAATGGCTCGTTATACTTACGCATTTAGCAATGGCAGCTATAACGATTGGCACAGAAAATATGAAGGTATTGCCATGATTGATGTCGATAGTGTTGAGTGTTGTCCTAATTGTTATGAGCCTTTGGCTATACTTGAGACCTGTTATGATAAAGGACAGAAATACAAGGCTACAACCCTCTGTAATATCCTTGCTAGACGCCTAAATATACCCTTATTTTTGGTATTCTATAAAAATTTGACCCCAACTACCCTAACCTTTAGGATCAAGCGTATACGTAGCTCTCAGACAGAGTTTATGTATATGAATGAGGATGAATGGGTATCAGTATTGAGAGAAATACAATCACAACATCAGAAAGTATGTAAGTATGCTAAAAACTAGGGGTTTTTTACACTTAACTTATAAATTGTATCATTTTTTGGACAAATTAGGCGAAAGAAAGGCAACTTGTTTGTGTGTTTATCTTGCAATTCTTAAATATGCTTGGAAGAAAAACAATTACCAATGTGATTTGAGGTATTCTACTTTAGAGAAGGATACAAAGCTATCTAGGTCCACTGTTAGACGTTGCATTGAGACTTTAGAGGCTATGAATGTCATAAAATCTATTAAAGGAAGGTCTGGAAAAACCTATGTCGTAAATGTCAAGTTTTTAAAGGCAGAAAATGAGTACATGGGTATTAAAGAACACCCTATGAGTATTAAAGAACACCCTAATGGTAATAAAAGAACAGTATTAGAAGAAACAATATACATTAATACAATAGATGGGATAGATATAGATAAGAATGATTCTAAAGAAGAGATTATTAAGAAACTTTCTACACTCCCCCCTGCCAATCTTAAAAAGAATATAGAAAATAATATCCACCCATATTATTGTAAGTTAGCTCTTCAAGAACAGGAATATTCCTCTAAGAATTATGTAGATCCTGGAATTGTAGCTGCCGAATTAACTAAGATTAGAAAGATGTCTAATCCAAGATACAGAGAGAAGGTAGAATATAATAAACGAAACAATTTAGATTGGAAAGGTAGACCTATTGCCAAAAGTAAAAATAAGATGTGAAGCAATCGCAAGACACTCTGGCAAACCTTGTCTTTGTAAAGGTTATTTCACACCAACTAAAAGGAAGTATCTTTGTACTTATCATAGAGGATCACACAGCTGGGATCATAAGACTAGAAAGTATAAAGGGTTATACAAGAACGATAATATTGATATACAAAAGAAGATAAATATTTTAAAAAACTTAAAGAATTTTAAGAATAAAACAGATGAAGAAATCAAAGAGTATATCCTCAAAGAAAGAGAACGAGCTAGTTCTAACAGATACAGAACAAAATACTTTACTCGCCACTATTTACGATGGCGGAATTCCTCATATCGTAATCAAAGACACGTTAAAGACCAACTTGATGAGCTTCTATCGGTACTTAGACAAAAATCCAAAGTTCAAAGATGAGTTTTTAAAAGCTCAAGAAGTAGGTATCAAGACACTTGTTGAAAAACTATTGGCTATCTTTGCAAGTGATACTACTGAATTGACAAACCAGGAATTGTTGTTTTTAAGAGAGAAACAAAACTATGTTAAATGGTTAGCACCTAGATTGAGTTCACTGTTTGTTGAAAGAACCAAGCAAGAAGTCAAGCAAGATACTACTTTGTCTGTACGTTGGGAAGATAATAACGATTTGATTGATGTAGCTGCCGAAGATATTACTTCGACAACTACAGAGAAAGATTAACTATTTAATTGTTTTCTTATTTTTTCGTAATTAGATTTATTCCATATCATTTTATTTGTAGGAACCTCATCATAACACTCATAGATCATTGATTTAAAAGATACTTCTACATCTTCTGGATAGTCTTTGAATACAATAAACCACATATTTTTATATTCAGCACATTTTTTTATTTCTCTATCTATTCCTCTATCACCAAGATACCATATACATTTTTCTTTTGTTTTCATATTTTCCTTTCTGTTATTTTGTTGGTTCATAATCTGCAACAAATTCTCTCCCTAATTTTGTTGCTTCATCTGCAAAACCAGACCATTTATTATTTTGATATACTAAATCCAACCATTGTTTTTTAGTCATATCTTCTGCAATGTGTTCTTTTTCTAATACTTGCCATAATACTTCGTCTGTGTCGTATTCCGAAAGTATAGATCCATCATCATTTTTTATTATTATCTTCGACATATTTTCCTTTCTGTTTGTTTTTATAATGAGTGTAAATAATTCCTTTCACACTCAAAATACTTTTAAGCATTTCTCTTTTTAACTCTTCAATATTAATTTTTTTTTCTACTAACATAATCTTTTAATCTTAAATATCTAAAGAGCTTATTACAATTTAATTGCAACCAATTAAATTTTTTATACCATACTTGTCTTATTTCTTTGTTCTCGCATCTCTCAATCGTATCTATAAGATTAGTTTCAAACATCTTTAAATACTTTCTTTCATAGTCGTTAGGTATAATATTTTCTTTAGGTACATCTAACATATATAGTCTTTGTTCATCTATCATTATTCCCCCTTCAACCCTATGTTTTTTAAATGATCTTGAAATTCTTGATCACTCATGTTTTTAACTTCTTCTTTGTAATGATCATACAATAAATCATTTACAAAATCATTATCAGCATTTTCCATTTGATGTACTATGTACTGTTCTTTTGTCATTTATTTCTCGCTTTCTATTTTATAAAAATTACCGCCGCCATTAATATTGTGAGCTAAACTTATGAATTGATCCCAATATTTTATAGCTGTTTCATATTTAAAATTGTGATCTATTGTTAAATCTTCTGTAAGCATTTCAGCTACATATTTACAGGTGTCTTTGTTTCCATAACCCCATTGATCACAATATTTAATATACCTTTTTATATTTTTTTCTTTTATTGGTAAGTGTTTCATTGTTATTGGTCCTTTCTGTTTTTGATTTTATCTTTTAAAATATTAATTACATCTTCTTTAGAATAGTCCATAAATCGATCTATAAAACTATAATTGTCATCATCATGTACACAACTAGCGATCATCATATTATTTATTTTTAATTCTAAAAAGATGTCATAACCCTTGTATCTTATTGGTTTATATTCTTTTACTGTTTCATAAAACATAACTAACTTTCCTTTCTATTTAATTAAATAAACTATTACATGAATTAAGAAGTATGAAGGTATTATTAAGCATAAATACTTAATCAAGTTATTCATAAACCCATCAATATTATTAAACATTTTTTCAAATTGTTTCATTGTTTGTTTCCTTTCTGTTATGTACTCAACTTATATAAATTGTATATATAAGTCAAGTACATTGGTTGTTTATGCTGCGTTTTTATCTTTAGAATAATGATCCCAATCAACTAACGCAATATAATCTAAACTTGCAAGATATTTTATATCTTCATCGATCCAGGCTTGTCTTATTCTGTCGCCATAATTATTAACTAATGATTGCGAATAAATACAAGATTTTTTTATGTTTAATAGGTCCTTAACTTGCCATTTATTAGGATCTAATAAACTTTCCGCAATATGTTTAACTGTGAACAACTTCGCACAATCGTTAATTGATGCTGCGTTCTCGTGGTATTCGTTCCAATCACCGCTTCTGTGTCGCTTCTCGTCTTCTCTATTCATTTTGAACAGCTCGTCCCGGTATGGTGTCCAGGTGATATTGCTTAAAATATGTAATTTTGAAAACGCTTGATTTATTTTTTTAATTATTTGTTTTTGTTCTTTGTTCATTGTTTTACCTTTT